TTAACATAATATACATAATGCGCACTGATATAGTGATTCTTTAGGACTTGCAATCACTAAGGCTAATCCAGCACAAGCCATTGAAATGCTTGATAATCCAAGTCCGTTAAACTTTTTTCCTATGTTCTGCCACAGTGTCTGCGCTTCGTGCGTTTTTGCTTTATCCATCGCTAAGCCAATCAGAGCCTTTTCTTTATCTTCGCCTACAGCGTCTGCAAGCATAAGTATCTGATTTTCTTTTAAATACGTTCTTCCTTTACGCACATCAGTAAGCATTTGAGGACTTATGCCTAAGTCTGGCGCGATTTGTTTGTATTGCACGTAGTTCATCTGCTCTTTATAAGCGTCAATGAGCTTGTTTGTGTACATTTTCCAATCCTGCCTTTCAATTTCTTTTCTTGATTCTAGCTTATATGTACGAAATTTATCGTATTTACACTATGAAAAATCTCGTATTAACTATACGAAATATTTCGTACTGGAGTCGCCTAAATGGAACGTAATAAACCACTTGAGCTTTTATGTATGTTAGCTGGGCTCATAGCTATTGCGTTTATCTTCTATGGACGCGCGAATTTTGACGTTCCTGCGAGCTCTTATGCTCAAGTTCAGCGTTGGATTGAAGAAAATCCATCCGCTACTCCAATGCTTAACGAGTTCATGAGCGACGGTAAGCTGACACAAAACGAATTTGATGATCTTCGCGTTTACATCAAAGACGCACCAAAGCGCGCTCTTCTTTCAAAATTGGTTGAGGCTCAGTAATCATGAACGAAGCTCAAATCATCTATTACGACTTGCTGCCTGACTACACGGTTTCTGTGTTGGTCAAAGGTTGCGACGAATGGGATTTGCTTAAATCCATGTCTCATCTTGAGTCTTGGGCTTCGTCTCAGTTCGCTTCTTATGAGTTGGTGTCCATCACCAACACGACTGTTGAACAACGTATCAATATGGGGGTGTTCGATGACTACTGCAACTAACATCCTTAAAAGTTTCGATGAGCAAAGCGTTCATATCGACTACCTGTGTTTTACGTTTGCCGTGAAGGATTTACGTCATTGTCATGATGCGGTTCGTCGATTGCACAAGCATGAGGAATACAAAGGCTTTGCTAAATCTGGACTGTTACAGCGTCACTGTCGTGCACCTAAGTTCCCTGCTCCACCTGTGTTTAATCCGACGGTCGCTCAGACTTCCGACGAGATTGATGCGTACAACAAAGCGTTTGATATCTGTTATCGCAATTACTTGGAAGACTGCTTGCGCATCTTTACCAATCAAGTGCTTGGTTTGTCGCTGTCTGCGCCTCGCGGTTTGGGTTTCCAGTTCTACACCGAATCCATGAAACTGACTTCGCCAGATGGTGAGGACTTCTGCGGCTTCGTTGGTATCGGCGGTAACAATGACACGGTGCATTTCCAAATCAACGGAGCGGGATGCAAGCATGTATTTGCCCGTCGTCCTACGTGGTCGCTACATGACTGGCTGACCAATGTGCTTGGTGTGCAAACTCTGGCACGTGTTGACTTGGCCTATGACGATTACGACGGAATTTTTGATTGCGAATACGCTTACAAGGCGTGGCGTGACGACTGTTTCCGCACCGCAGAACGTGGTCGTGGCCCTGTGCTTCATGAAGATATGACCATTGCCAGCATCGGCAAAGATGGCAAACCGATTTACACCAAAGAGCAGTACTCGATTGGTTCTCGTACCTCGCGCATTTACTGGCGTATCTACAACAAGGCTCTTGAGCAGAAACTCGCGAACACGGGTCTTGTCTGGTACCGCTCCGAAGTCGAGCTTAAAAAATGGAATGTTGATGTGTTGCTGAATCCAGCTGGCGCGTATGCCGCGCTCAATGATTTCGCTGCCTCGATTTCTACCGCTAAGAAATTCAATACCAAACCTGTCCCGACGAAACGCGCGGCGTTAGACCTGTTGGCCTCTGCGCATTGGATGCGTCGCCAGTACGGGAAAATCCTTAATTCACTTATCGAGTTCCATGAGGGCGACATTGAAACCGTGGTCGGTTCCCTTGTCCGTGATGGAACGAAATTCACCTTCCCCGATACCTACGGCAAGTTGGTGACTCACATATTGGAGACTTAACAAATGGCTAAATCCGTTTTTGTACTTGGCATGGATATCACTTGGAACTCAGCACGTGGTGACAGTGCTCAACTGAACGTGTCGCGTCCTCTACGTGAAATCAACTCGGAGAAATTCAAACGCCGCACTATCGGTGAATCCGGTGATGTGAATCCACAGTGGGACCAACCGTTGATGATTGATCATCAATACGCCCTATTACTTGAGCGTACGGGTGCCCTCGTTCCTCGCCGTGAATACCAATTGCGTTTGGAGATTAACCCAGACGACCCATTGGCAGGTGCCATTGTGACAGAACTCATCCCTGTGGATGACGACATCAAGAAACATTTTGAAGCCTCGTTAAAGGCTAAATAAGGAATTTCGTTATGCCTGTGTGTGCTTTACCTAACGCGGACGGTTTTCTCGCTGTCGTTCCTGACATTGAAGCGGCTTCATGCAGTGGTTATGTCATGGTCACGGCTCAAGAATATGACACGTTAATGAGCTACACACAGCTGACTCCAGGAGAGATATCTCAAGCGTTCAGCTTGGGTTTCACCTTGGTGTTCGTTGGCGGATATCTCTCAACTTACGCCATCAAGATGGCAATACGTTTAATAAAACTACTTTGAGGAATCTGTTATGAAACGTCTAAACGCGCTTAAAAAGTTCGGTAAACAAGCGGTGGCAACCGTCACTGTTGCGGTGCTTTCTGTCCCAGCTATGGCAGCGGAAGGTGGTGCCGCTGACCCGTTTTCCGCTATCGACTTATCTGGTGTGGCAACCAAAATCGGCGCGGCAGGTCTGGTGATTGTCGGCATTACTATGGCTTACAAATCCATCACTCTTGCTAAGCGTGCTGTGAACAAGGCTTAAGTTTATGTTGGCCGTTCTCCACGATGTCCAACTCATCGTCTTTGTGCTTTTGGGTGGCATTGCCGGATACGTGGCCAGCCAAAACTTTAGAGGATAAGGGGGCTTCGGCTCCCTTTTTTATTGGTTTAATACAATGAATCACTATCTCCGTTTTTTTATTGCCCTTGTTATTCTATGCGCTAGTCATCATACGTATGCTTTAGAAGCACGTATTAGTCATATGCAAATGAGGGGTTGTGGCTCTCAAGGTGATTGGGTTGACCCTTACAAGGTGAATACTTGTTTTTTGGATACTGGGTATTTCGACTCATGCACATTTGAGAAGACATCATATGCTAATGCTCGCGATCCCTATCAAACAGTTTGTGATAATGGGCTCGGTCTTTCTTATTCTGAGGTTCGTTGTCCAGAAAATAGCGAATTTGACCCTTCAACCTTACGTTGCAAATCAGTTTGTGAATATGGCAAAAACCCTGACGGCACCTGTATGGACGCTTGCCAGTTCAAAAAATCCATTGATGAAACCAAGCTGCTTCAATGGGTTGCGTACGTCTATGGTGAACAAGTTACTGGGGCATGCTATGGCGACTTTGGGGCAACCCGTTGCGAACTAGGACGCGTTCCCAGTGATACTACGCTTTGTACGGATGTCGAGTCTGGTCAATGGACTCAAAACACATTATGTCACGGTAACTTCCAGTTCACGGGCAATCAATGTGAAGGTGGCACACTCTTCTGGGGTAAAGATGGCCCTGATACTCCTATCATTCCGGATGACCCAATTCATGACCCTGACGACCCAACAGGCGACATCGAAGACCCTAGCGTATTACCTGATGGCTCAACCAATACGGTGAATCCACCGGATACTGAGAAAAAGCCGGATGTTGAAGACCCTGATACTGATGATTCAACAGACATGGCAGTATTGAATGCGATTAAAGGCTTGAACTCAGATGTCAACAAGGCGCTAAATGATATGAACATCGACATCAATCAAGCCAGTGCTGACGTTCAAAACCAAATCATTGCATTGAATGCGTCGATGGTCACCAATACGCAAGCCATTCAAAAGCAGCAAATCAACGACAACAAGATTTACGAAAACACTAAGGCCCTTATCCAACAAGCGAATGCTGACATCACCACGGCCGTGAACAAGAACACCAATGCCATTAATGGTGTGGGTGATGATGTAGAGAAAATTGCAGGGGCAATGGATGGTATCGCGGAGGATGTTTCCGGCATTTCCGACATCTTAGAAGGCATTGCCAACACGGACACTTCTGGCGCAGGTACGGGCGGGACGTGCATCGAATCTCAAACCTGTACAGGTTTTTATGAGTCGGCCTATCCCGATGGCTTAGGTGGTTTGGTGTCTGGGCAGTTAGACAATCTCAAACACAACACCATCGACAACTTTGTCAGCTCGTTTGGTGACCTCGACTTATCCAGTGCCAAGCGCCCTTCTTTCGTGCTCCCTGTGCCCTTCTTCGGTGACTTCAGTTTTGAAGAGCAAATCAGCTTTGATTGGGTGTTCGGTTTTATTCGTGCGGTTCTCATCATGACGTCAGTGTTTGCGGCGCGTCGTATCATCTTCGGAGGTTAATATGGAATGGTTAGTCGATTTATTTAACAAGCTGTTGGTGTTCCTCTATCAGCTTTTAATCTCGCTGGTCAACATGCTCAAAGACCTGTTCTTTTGGGCGGTTGAGCAAATCATGGCAATGGTGAATCTGTTGCTCTCTGGTGTCTTCTCCCTATTCGCTCCGGTCGATATGAGCCAGTACATGACCAGTATTCCGCCTACCGTGGCTTGGGTTATGGCGGCGGTCGGTGTGCCTCAATGCCTGTCTATCATTCTGGCCGCTATTACGGTGCGTTTGATGCTGCAATTGATTCCGTTTACGAGGTTAGGTTCATGATATACGCCATAGCAGGAAGACCAGGTGGCGGTAAAACCTATGAGGCTGTTGCCTACCACATTATTCCGGCCATTAAGGATGGCCGCAAAGTCATCACCAATATCACCTTAAACATTGATTGGTTCGTTAAGGTGTTTGGTGAAGACGTTCGAGAACTCATCAAAATCGTGGATGGCCGTTTAACGGATTTCGGTTCAACCTCGCGCCCGTTCAGCCAGATTGAAGACTACTCGGACGAATGGCGCAATGAAAAAGGACAAGGACCACTTTATGTGGTCGATGAGGCGCACATGAGCTTGCCAAGTCGAGGTTTGGCCGCGCCGATTCTAGAATGGTACTCAATACACCGTCACTACGGTGTTGATATCATTTTGCTTACGCAGAACATCCGCAAAGTGCATCGAGACATTAAGGACATGATTGAAGTGACCTACCGATGCACAAAGAACACGGCCATGGGCTCAACCAGTTCTTACACCAAGAAAGTGCAAGATGGTTGTGCCGGTGAAGTGGTGAACACCTCTACCCGATTTTATAAGTCAGAATACTTCCCGTTCTATAAGAGTCATTCGCAATCCAACAAGCAAGTTCAGGAAGCCGAAGCAAAAGACATTCGCCCGTTCTGGAAGCGTTGGCCTGTCGTCGGAACGGTGGTGCTGTTATCGCTTGGATTGGTTTTCAATATTTGGGCTTGGTGGCCGGAGCCAGAGCAACCGCCCGACCCCGTTAAACCACCACAACCAGTACAAGCGCAGCTGCCTGACGGAACACCAACGGTAGATACGGCAGAAACCAAAGCGAAGAAGAAAAAGAAAGCATCAGGGTTCGGGCCTTTGGAAGATTACGACTTCTATATCACCGGATACGCAAAGCAAATCGCCTACGCCAAACGGCTGAAGTATGCTGCCGAACTCGACCGTGACCTGACGTTCTACAAGATATACATCGATGTGTACGATGGTCGCGACAAGCTATTCAGTTTCGATCATCTGGACTTGGTAAAGATTGGGTATCAGTTCGAAGTGTTGAGCGATTGCGTGTATCGAGTGACTTGGGAAGAAACAGAAAGGATCTTCACGTGCGGCCAAAGAGAAAAGCCGTCAGACATATTGCAGCAAAACATGCCTGTCCATATCTAGACCGCTCGCCACAGTGTCGAAGCTAGCGCAGTCTGCGTAGACCGAGGAAGCGGAACATGTAGGACACCAAACCTTGGCACTTCCACACCGAACTTAATCATGGGGCTCTATACGAGCCCTTTTTTATTATGTGCGCGGTATTGCGAGCATTTTGGGAGGGGCCCGCTTTGCGGGAGGGACCTAAAAGCGGAGCAAACCCCCGAATCTGTATTACGGGGGTAAATTCCACCTAACTATAAGGGCTCGCTAGTTAAGACCTTTTGCAATCTTTAGAACTGGACATATTGCCAATATGCAACTTAATTATATTATTAAGACTAAAAACTTAACTAATTGTGTATGCACGCTAAGTTGGGCACTATGTATGATGATCAAACCGAAGGTAAAGCACGAAGAACTTTGAGGAGTTTACATGAAACAAATCAATATGAATGACATACCATTAATGACACTCTCTGAATTAGAAAACTACCTACTTACCGCCAATCATGCCAGTCAAGGTCGTAAGATGGCATTAGAAGAGTATAATCGCAAAAAACTAGACTTGATCTCAAAACCACATTGGTCTGTTATCCCATCATTTGTGTTATTAGTTATGTCATTAATTGTTTCATGTACAGCGCTGTTTATCTCAATCTATTAATTTATGAGGTTATAAAAAATGAAAAGTATAAATATATTATCTCTCGTTCAAGCAAATAATAACCTTTCTAGTGAGAGCTTCGCTTTGTACACAGGTCACTATGGGATTGAGATAAAACCAAACGAAATTGTAGACCTTACACAACTTATAGATAGAATGTATCAAATAGTTCCTTTTGTTAATCTATTTAATGACTTTTATGTTGGCTACAAAATACAACATATAAGTAAAGAGTTTGATTTGCTCAGATTTGGTGATAATTACATAATAAATATAGAACTTAAAAATTCTAGCAAAGAAGAAAAAATACAAAAACAGCTAATAAGAAATAAGTACTACTTAAGTCATATTAAAAAAGTGGTTCACAATTTTACTTATGTAGTTAGCACAAATACATTATATCAACTTAATGCTAATGACACTCTTGACAAGGTTGACTTTAGTCTTTTAATTCAGATACTGACCAACCAAAACTTACTTAAAATAGAAAAGCCTGATTCACTATTTAACCCATCTGATTACTTGGTTTCCCCTTTCAATTCTACGCAAAAGTTTTTAAACAACAACTATTTCCTTACAAATCAACAAGAGGAATTTAAGAATAACATCTTGAAACGCTTTGCTTTAACTTGCCCTGATTTTATAGCAATTACCGGAAGTGCAGGGACAGGGAAAACTCTGCTTACATACGATATAGCTAAGTCGTTAATGGGCAGTAAAAGAATAGTAATAGTGCATTGTGGCAACTTAAACGAGGGACACCTGAGGCTAAATCAGCTGGGCTGGAACATTGTCGCAATAAAATACTTCCACAATTACAACTTAAACAATTTAGACCTTGTTATTATTGATGAAGCTCAAAGAATCTATGCTAGTCAGTTTGAAAAGCTTATAGAAGATGCAAAAAGCTCTAACGCAAAAATATTATTTTCATATGATAAAAAGCAAACTTTATCACGAAAAGAAACTCTTGTTGACATTGATAGCCGAATCGATGCAATACCAAACATTATTAAATATAACCTATCTAACAAAATAAGAACTAACAAAGAGATTGCAAGCTTCATTAAGTTGCTCTTTAATAGAAAAAGAACTGATGTCAAATATTTGGGTTGTGGTAACGTTGATTTTGACTACTTCACAGACGCCGAAGATGTGAAAAATTATACTAGACTTATTAGCAATGATGGTTGGGAAGTGTTAAGGTTAACTCCTTCAATACATCATGTAGAGCATCATGAGTCTTATTCTGACGTATCCAGAAAATGCTCTCACGCTGTAATAGGTCAAGAGTTTGATAACGTAGCTGTGATTATTGATGAATATTACTCTTATGACTCTCAAGGCAAGTTAATATACAATACCCACACCTATTATGATTCTGTAAAAATGCTGTTCCAAAATATAACCAGAACAAGAAAGCGACTTAAGTTAATTATAATATCTAACGAACAAGTTCTTAATCAATGTATTAATATTTTGAAAATATGAACTTAATTTAAAATTATAAAGGCTCCAAGGAGCCTTTTATTATACAAGCTTTTTTAATGCTCTTGCGTATTTGAGGATTAGGTGTGAAATTTTAACATCATTTGATGCTCCTAGTTCCAATAGAGCGACCCCTATCAATACTTGCTGTGCCGTTACCAGCTGTCCAGTGGGTAGTTCCAGCCTATCATGCCTCATAACGAAGTTTTCCCAGTCTTCACAAGAGCTCAATTCCCTACCCTTATTCATCCTCATCAAGCGTTTACACTCTGGAGGAATAGATTTTCCCTTATCCCATTCTTTGACTGTCCTCACAGTTTTTAAACAAAGTTTGGCAGCTTCTTCGACGGTTAAACCACATTCAAATTCACGAAAAATATAGTTTTTAGTCATTTCGTGATACTTCATTGACTTGTCCCTCAAAAGAGAGACATTTTATAGGATACGCATATGCAATCGCATTCAACATAAGCGCCCATAATGCGCACTGATGTAGTGGTTCTAATGGGCTTGTAAACACTACAGCAAATCCGGCACAAACCATTGAAAATCCAGAGATTCCAAGCCCATCAAACTTTTTTGCAATTCCTCTCCATACTGCTTTTATCTGCTATCTACGGATTATAGAAAACCAATTGATTTGCGATAACTCGGTCTTGTTTACTGTAAGCTGAAGGTTCACGAACCAGTTGTTATATGTATGCGGATATATTTTTCAGGATGTTTGTAACGATATCGCTTACCGGTTTTTAAGTTTGAACGAGCAAAACGGCAAACTTTTGTATCTCCGCTTCCAGTAACTCGTTTTACTATTGCTACTTTTCCTTTATGGTCCATTTCAATCATTAAATCGCAATAACCATCATATTGGTCGAACTGCTTATCGACTTTCTTTTGTAGCGTCGATTTGATTTTCTTAGCCACTGGATTTGTTTCTGAATCATCGGCCAATGTTGATGCTGTGGGTAACAATAATAAAAATAAAGTGACAACGTATCGCATTCGTAAATCCATTTTTGATAAATGGACTGATTGTAATTTTTTATGCGTCAAATGCTAAAACGGGACGCAATTTTGCGTCCCGTTTAACGTAGATAAGTAATTGATATGTCGGCTAAGCTTGTTTCTTACCTTTATTGGCTTTGAAACCTTGATGAGGGAAAACATTTCGAATTCGTTGTTGAACTTTCTTTGGTACGTCTTTAGAAAAGACCAGCCTCATTCCGGAGCGTTGGTTGTACACTTTGAGTTCACCAGTAAATGGGTCATGTTCGCCAATATCTTGTAAGTTATGTTTAAAAGATGGAGGTATATGCCCTTTTACCT